TGCTAGGTAGTCTATCAAGTTTTAAAAACCTCTCTCTTTTACGTTCTAAGCGATTTTAATCCTTATCCTATTGTTACTATCAATTACTCTCTAATCGCCATTAAACTCATATTTAGCTATATTGGGGGTGTCTTTCTATGCCCTACCTTTATAGCAGTTTAAAAATATATGGGCATGTCGCATTTAGATAACTGCGTGTCGTTATTAGTTTGACAATTCTTGAAATAGGTTTAATATGGGAACCATCAAGCAATACAAGACCGCAACGGTAACCACTAAAGGATATAGACAATGCAAAATTTTAAAGCTCGAATTAAACTGGAAGCGATGTTCAAAGACTTAACAGCATTACGCGACACTCAATCTCATTACATTAATACAAGTGATGATTGTGACGTTGTTATAAACGCATTCGAGACGAAACACGAAATCAACGCTCTTTTAACTGAAATTAAAGAAATCAAAACCTTAATATCTGTGGAGCAATAGGGGCTTAGTAAATTTATCAAGCCTATCTAACCAAGGTAGGCTTTATTAAATTAACTTAAAAAGGAAATGATTATGGCACATATAAAAGATATTGAAGTACTGGCCGAAATGGTTTGGAAAGCAAGCGCACTGGCGGAGGATTTAATGAACTCTAATTCTAGAATGTTAGCACCTTTTGAAAATGCCGAAATGGATCTAAATAAAATCTATAATGATCTGATGGACTATAAAGCTGATTTATTAATAGAGGATTAAACAGCATGAAAGATCAGAATATAACAGTAGTCCAATTTAAGAAATTTCACGATGGCGACATTATCGCGATATTTCCTAACGAAAAATGGGATTTAAACGATTGCATAACTTCATATATGCATATTGGCCAACATTCTGGAGCAAGTAAAAAACTCTGTAACCAACTCGATAACGCTCAACCACATGAATATATGGAGCTAAAGAAAGAGCTTGAGACTATTGGGTATAACTTTAAAGGGGTAACAGTATGGAATATTTAACGGATGGTTTATTATTGTGCATCGCGGCCAACGTGATAGCATGGGGTTTTATACTTAAACGCGAGGTTACGAAATGAAATCAATTACAATAGCTGAAATCAACGCCAGTAATTTAATCAACAACGCCGCCAAAGAATGGTGCGCTCTTAAACTTGATTATCTAAACAAGCCTATGCGGTTTTTTGGTAGCAGTCTAAAGGTTGAAAAGGGCGCAGATAAATACGATACGTATGTAATGTATCTTCAACCTGCGGATAAGGTATCTATAGAAACTCTATGCGCCTTTGCTGTATTGGCGGGATGTGTTAAAGAATGTTTAATCCTTAGCGGTCAATTGGGAATGAGTGTCGGACAAGATGCCGCCACCAAACGCACCATATTGATGATCTTACGGCCTTTATACTTTAGTAGTACCCTCCTATCAGAAATTGATAAGGCGGAGCGTAAGGCGCTTAAAACAGGCATTCCTGCGCTGTTTAGACTTAATGGTACAAGTGATATAGATTTTACTGATATTATGGTACAGCGTCCCGAATCTATGTTCTATGATTACACTAAGATTTTAAGCAGGGTACGGAAACAGGCCTTAAACAATTACGACCTGACATTTTCGGGGAGTATGTACAGCCCACAAAGCAAGGCGGCATTGCGTAAAGCAGTGGCGGCAAAGTATCGAATTGCTATGGCGTACAACACTAAAGGTCTGGCGGATGATGGACTACAGTTACGCCATGATCTAAAGTCATTCGACACTACAGACCTACGACATTTAGATGATAACGTGGTCGGCACATTGACGCGAAAGGGTAGCAACAAAAAGGAACGGGCTAAGGATAATTTGCAGAGTGAATCGTTTTTTGTTACACTCTCAAACGTAGCAGAATTTAATGACATAATCGCAATAGGTGGATGAAAAGAGAGGTGGTGTGTCGCTCACGGGTATGTGTGTGTCGCATATAGATAAGCGATAAGTTTCTAAAGATTTAAAATAGAATTAACCAATAGAGAGAGTAATACAGCATGGATAAATTCACAGATATATGGATAGTCATAGACGAACGGTCGCTTGAAGTAATGAAGCGCGATGGTGAGGTATTGAAGTTTAAAACTAGGGCGATGGCAGACCTTGCCGCCAGTGGTGAGCTTGATTTATGGTCTTGTCATAACGTCAGGTTTCAAGATCAACTAGGGAAGTGGATGGCAGAGAGAGTAGAAGATTATGATTAATTTTTTAGATGGTACAATTTACGCACTACTGGAGCGATAAGTTTCTAAAGATTTAAAATAGAATTATTAACTTAACTAATGAGGTGGTAGCATGAAAACCAACATGGAAAAAGCAGAAAGAGCCGTAACTTCTTTGGGCTGGACGGCGGTACTAATAGATCTAGTCAATGATCTAGCTATATGTCGAAGAGGCCACGACCCTGTACGGGATACGCCCCTAGATATATCGTATAGTACTAACAGATTAATGGCTATGCCGGAGGGCGGTTTCTGTTTAATTTCAGGGGTATACGACCTGACATTCGAGGGAGCGCAAGAAAGTTATATGGAGAGGTTAGTCTTATGAATAAATACGTAGGGTGGACGGGTAGCTGTGAAGACTATCTCCACGGAGACGAGGAATTAACCGAAGAAACTGAACTAACCGAAGAGGACGAGAGCGATGCGTGATATATACTTTAATAAATTTATTGGTAGTCTGGACAAACGAACTGAGGGCGACAAGATGGTAGCTGTACCAGAAAGCACAACGGTTTTAACTGACGAGAGCCATGCCGTACTGCAAGCTATGCTTGATGAAGTAACAACGCGGCTAATGGATGATATGGACACTGATCATGAACTATCAGAACGTGCTGTCTATCTATTCAATAAGGATTTTCACAGGCTTAGGGAAATAAAGCGACAACTAGCATTAAGCATGTTAGTATTACAAGGGGGTGAATCATGACAACTAAAGATACTCCAAAGCTAGTGAGTCAGATAGATCTTGATCAACCCATCCAAACCTACAAGGTGATGGTGTCGGAGGTTCGGGGATACCTTATAGATGTTGCGGCATCCAGCGAAGACGATGCTTTAAGGTATGCCTCAGCTAGAAACTACTACGAACAGTACGGTTCAAGGATAGTGGACACTCACTATCAAATATTTACTGAAGAGGATGATAGCGATGAATGATTACTACGAGTGCGGCATGTGTTTGATAATGTTTAAACAGCATAGCAACCAGACAGATCACTGTAACCTATGCTACAATTCACTGTTAAGTTTTAAAGATATGCAAGATGTTTATGTGCATGAAGATGATTATGCTTTAGAAGTTGAAACGGATTTAACTATATAGACTATATAGGTTTGTTAATCTTATTCTTTCTTTTCTTTTTTCTTTTAAACTATAAAGTTTATTATAACATAGATGGAGTTGAAAGTCAAGACGCAATTGAATTAAGATAGTTGTTGACACGAGAGTTGTTATGTGTTAAGATCTACAAACTTTTAAACGGAGGGTAATAAATGACAACAGGATTCGGAGAATACTTTTTAACATTCAACATACGCAATGGTGTCGGCTTGGACTTAGAGTTTACAGACAGCAGAGCAGTATGGGCTAGTAACAGTGACACTGGTGAACTAACAGCAGTATCGTTTGAAGGCGTTGTCGTACTGATACCTTTCTTTATTGTTACCTTTGGTAAGATATGGTCGGAGGATTAATATGAGTGCATTCACTGAGATGTTTAGTGCTAAGCCTTCAACCGAATCAGAGGCTATAGCAACAGCGGCGATAGATTTAATACACGGTAACGCATCGTTGGTTAGAATCTGTAATAGATATAAAGTAAAGGAGAAAGATGTGATACGATACATCATAGAGAAAACAGAGTACGAAACTAAGATTGATATAGAACGCGGGGCTACAGACATTGACCCCGATAACTTTGGAAACAAATAAAAGGAGATTAGTAATGAACAAGCAAACTGTAATGATAGGAGTGTTAGCTACTAGTGCGTTCGTTATGTCTGGTTACACGTTGATCAGCAATACAATGAACGATGTTAGCAGACAAACATTTGTTTACGCATTGAAGCAAGAGCAGTTAGAAGCAACGAACAAGATAAACAATTTGTTCGATAGCTATAATTCTATTGACGAGTCATTGACTTACTATGACGCGGGTATTGTTATGAACATGGAGAAGATAGATAATAATCTCTCGTTTGTCAACAAGCTTTCAATAACTGACACTAGAATAATAGAGCAGTTAAAATCACTGCGATATATGCAGGAGTCACAGGCAGAAGAGTTGTTAGAACTACGAGACAATCAATCTGCAACGGGTGGGCTTGGGGTTGTTACGGGTCAGCGCGATAAGGTATCCAAGCCAAAACCTATAGCGGTGTTATTGCAACCAGTGGTAGTAGAAACACAGCCGTTGGTAGTAGAAACACAGCCTATAGCGGCGTTGTCTGTGCCTGTAGCAGTGGAGCCTCAACCCATCGCGGTGTTATTAGAACCAGTGGTAGTTCCATCATGCCCTAAAGCTGATAGCGATGTAGACTTTGGCAGGTATTTAAGAAACATTACGTTCAGAAAGTCTGTTAAGTTTACAGCATCGTTTGATATACAGGATGGGGAACTTATCAATCTTGAATTCACTGAGAACATTAGCGGCAAGTTGATTAGAGCAGTCACTAAGTATCTAAACACAGCGATACCTACAGCTAACGATGTACCTAACTGTAGTCTACCGTTTACAATATCAGTGTAGAAAAAGCTTGACAACAATAGTGGAACGTGGTATACTCGACATTCAATTTTCACCACCAAAGAGGAAAGTAACATGGCTATATTAGAAGGCACAGCGTACTGGGCATCGGTCACTACACCGAACACGACCTTTGAACCTACGTACTCAGTAAACTTAGTTGTAGATGAAGCCACCGCTGAGGATTTTAAAGCGCGTGGATATAACATTAAGCAGATGGACGAAGGCCCATCCATTGTAATTAAACGGAAGGTCGAAGGTAGAGACGGAACAGTGCGTGACGCGCCTAGACTTGTTGACCAGTACAAGAACCCGCTCGACACTAAGGTAGGCAACGGTTCTTTAGTTAAGGTGCAGTACAATGAGTGGGAAACCACTAACAAGTACGGCTCTTTCAAAGGCTTAGACTTCCAAGCTATGCAAGTGATAGACCTTGTTGAAGTTGGTAGCCCTGATGGTGCTGAGTTTGAAGCGGCTGAAAGTGACATGGAGGATGAACTATAATGGGAATTGTTACAGTAGAAGATGTTAAGTACGAGTCAGACCTACTCTCAGACGAGGGTCGGGCAATACTATCTCACTTAATAGAGGCAGACAAGCAGGGTCAAAGCGCATCAATTACAGTGGGGCTTATGCGAGCCGCGAGTATAAAGTTGATTGCTGACCTTAAAGATAACCACCTCACGGACGAGGCCATTGCAACAGAGGAAGTTGAAGTAACTGAGGAGTAAGGCTAGTGCCTTTTATTAAACATAAGTTACCTTGTACTGCGTGTGGAGGAAGCGACCCAGTTTCAGTTAATGAGAATGGATCTGGGTACTGCTTCAGTTGTTGTACTTATTTACCTAACTACGACACAACAGAAGAGAAACTAACAGATACCGTAACGGACTTTGAAGTGTATCAAAGGAACAGTAAGATGGACAACAATACTACAGCTACGTTCAATGAATTAACTGACCGCAAGATAAGCTTAGCTACAGCTAAGAAGTACGGCGTTAAATCAACAATGGCCGGTGGCAAGATAGACAAGCACTACTACCCTTACTACAACGGACACGAGTTCACAGGAACTAAGATCCGTAAACAGGACAAGGAGTTTGCTTGGACAGGGAGTCCAAAGGAAGTGGGGTTGTTCGGAGAGAATCTGTTTAAAGCAGGAGGTAAGTTTATAACTTTAACAGAAGGCGAGTGTGATGCGATGGCCGCTTATGAACTTATGGGGAGTAAGTGGCCTGTCGTTTCTATCAAGTCAGGTGCGGCAGGAGGTGTCCGTGATGTTAAGGAGAACCTAGAATACCTAGAGTCATTCGATTCTGTAGTCATTAACTTTGACAACGACAAGCATGGCAAGGAGGCGGCTCAAGCAATAGCTAAGCTACTCACCCCCAAGAAAGCTAAGATCATGACACTGCCCGTGGACTACAAAGATGCTAACGATATGTTACGCCAAGGTAGACACGCCGCATACGTCAGTGCATTCTGGGACGCTAAAATCTATACACCTTCTGGTGTACTGAATCTATCCGATCAGCTTGAAGCCTATCAAAAGCTAAGAGCAGAGAAGAAAACAGCCATACCATATCCTTGGTTCGGCTTAAACAAAAAGCTAGAAGGCATGAGAGCAGGAGAACTTGTCACCCTTAC